GTGAGGATGAACCTCACATGATTCTTTTATGGCTCGTTGATGAGCAATGGTTTAATTACCATTTTTCAAATGATGCGAGTTCGCGTGCTAATGATTAGCAGTGGTTTTATTACCATTGCCTTAATATAATTTAGCATAGGCGGTTTTGTTACCGCTTCATTATTTCATATCAATTCATTTTGTATAACTTTGTGTGTATTTTCTTTTTGTTTTAATTTTGTTATGAACGGGCTTACGCTTTAGCCAAGCTATACGCTACGGCAGTACGGTCTAATGACTAGAGAGACTGCTAGAATTTCAATTTTGAAACAGGATGATTGTACTTTCAGCCAATGATTTAAACTTTTTGATAAAAAGTGCGTTACGTTAAGTTGCAAATGGTGTCTGATTCAGACTTTGGTTGGTCGGCAGAATTCTTACGACCTTAATGCGGCACATTAGCTCCATTGCGGGAGTTTAGGCCACAATTTATTGTGTAGTGTCTATGTAACAAGACGGTGTGAGAGATCTTTGATCGTGGCTCTTTGATAAAAGGCGTTTTTTGCGAGGCGTATAAGATTTGGATTATAGGAGATACCAATAAAATCATAAAAATCGGTGGGTATCACTTTAAGTAGCGAGAAAGACATGCCTTCCCAAAGGCTTAGTTTAGGGTGCTGCTTACACTCGCAAGTGTATTTGCATTATCTTGTGGATATTTAAGTGGACTTAAGTATTCGTGGGAACAAGATAATGGCTTGTACTACCTCGGTAAGTTTCCGATGACGCGACGACGATGCAGGGTAATTCAATTAATCCTGCTTTTAAGAAGATTGAAAGAGGTGGCTCCTCTGATAACACTAAAACTCTTTTTGGTGTTGATTGTAATGAAGAATTCGCACAAACAGTAGCATCTCAGCTCGATGATTTGCGCATTAATCTTGATGAGAATAAAACCATCATTGATATGCTTCCGACTTTCCCTGAGAGGAAGATTGTTGATCTCCATGAAGAGATTGACAAGCTTTATGGTGCTGGGGTAGCTAAATGTTTGATATTGCTTGGTGTGAAGTTGACATCGGCAATTGTTTGCGGCTGTGGAAAATTGGGTGTTAAGAGTTCGCTTGAATACACCAATTTATCATGCAGCAAACTTGAAGATGAATGTAAATTTTATGCACTCTCCGATTCACACCACGGCAGACAGGACATACAACCGAACATGGTTGCTAAAACTGTTGCCATGCTGACCGGTCATGTGTCTCTTGGAACTAATTTGCGTTTTATAGAGATGTTGGGTGCACTGGCAGGTTACCCCTTTAGATGCGCATGTGGAAATCCCGTGACGTGTCTTGATGCTCCACTAACGGTTTGCGATTTTTGCGCAACCATGGAAGGTGTAGCTGATTTTGTAAAGCACATGGATGCCGACGCTCGTGCACCTACACCCGTAGAATTGCTTCCTGATGTTGAAGTACATTCTCCGAGCTTCATAGACCGCATTTTTAGTGGTGTTAAAGCCGCTAAGAATAAAGTTGGCGACATGGGCTCTCATATTTACGCTCTGATTGCAGAGCTGATAACCACTATTGGGAATTATTTCAATTCTGTTGTTCAGCATTACGGTTCGCATTTTTATGAGGGTATCAAGAGTGGCTTCCAGGAATCCATTAGCTCCATATCAAGGAAATTGAAATCAGTGCTCGGATCTGAAGGCATGGTCTTCCTGTTTGTTGCTGTGGTGGCTTCTGTCATCATCAGATTTGCTGGTGATTTAGTTGCTAATTTCATCATCAACACTAGTCTTGCTCTTTTTGAGATGATGAAAGATCTTGGCGACAGTGTTTTTGCTGCGTATACGAGAGTGTACAAGGCTATCGTGGATCATCTTAAGTCGGATAATGATGATGACGATGAGATTATTCTACATGCCGCGAAGTCTGACGGTTGCGTGGCTATGATTGCCACACTTTTTTGCACTTTTGCAACAGCAACTGGTTCGATTGGTTCTGTTAACATTCTTAGATCAATTGCTGCCGCTAGGCACGTTGTTTCGGGAATGGAGGTTGCAAAATCTGCATTACTTTGGCTTGTTGAAAGGTTTCCACTTAGCTTACAGTCCTTTTTATGGGACACTACTGGTCTAGGTACTTTTGAGTGCCAGGATGAGGAATTGATGGAATTGATCGTTGTATTGAGAGAATCTTTGCTTGAATTGCGCAAGGACTCTACAGCTTTTTTGGGAGATCTTGGAATGTGTAGGTGTCTTCTTACTGCTCACACTATGCTCACTAGGGCAGTGATGAAGAATTCACATGGCTGGAACCCAACACAAAATTCCATAATCAGAGCGATGCTTTCAGAGTCGAAAGAGTTTATAGGCAGAGCTCAAGCCACTGTTGATAGGGATATTGGTAGAGTTGAACCTGTAGGTCTCATACTTCAGGGCCCTCCTGGAATCGGCAAAACTGCTCTTATTGAGGTTTTAGCTGCCCGATTAAATCCTAACGTTCCTCGTTCTATGCGTTCGTACTACAAGAATCTGAAAGAGAGATTTTGGTCAGGGTATTGCGAACAACCAGTTTTGGTTCTTGATGATTACGGAGCTATTAAGGATGATCAGGCAGAGTCATCTCTCGCTGCGGATATATTGAGGATCATTAGTCCGAGCGAAATGGCTTTAGATATGGCGTTTGACAAGGGCACTGTTTTTTGCAAGTCGAATTTGGTCGTACTTACGACGAACAGAAATATGAATGCTCCTCAGACCTTTTTGACTTCGAACACAGCTTTTATGAGGCGTTTCATATACTGCACAGTTTCCATCAAGAAGGAGTTTGTTGATGCCAATGGCCTTCTCAATACAGCTAAATTGAGAGGGCTTCCGATCGAACAATCGCTAACGTTTCCTCATCTTAATTTTAGAATTCATGAAAGATTTAAAAAGGGTAGCAATAGTGCTGGTTTGTATGATCTTTCACAACAAGACAGAACTCTTGAAGAATTGCTTCTTGTTTTGCAAGCGCACATTATGAAGAAGACTGTTGACGCACAGTTTCTGCATGATGCTGCAGAGAAGGTTGCACCAACCCCCATACATACTGATGCTTACGTAGATTTTAGGGTAGACGTGAAAAGTGAACTCATTAAGGAGCTTCGAGAGAAGAGGCCCGATGAGTATGGAGGTGTTGAGCTTGATCAGTTTAACTCTCTAAGATTGCCTCCTATGCCACATAAATCGCATGTAGGGCACGATCTTGTACCTGAATTTGAACCTCAGATGTTGAAACGGGCTGTCAGTGTTGCTTCTGGCATTTCTCAGTCAACACCGGAAGTTTCTCAGGATAATAACCAGCCTCGTCCGTATAGACCCGCAACTGCTGATGAATCATCTGATGATGAACCTTATCATTCGTCAGATGATGGCTATGGGCTTGGCTTGAAGAGTGAGGATATTTTGGATGAGCTTAAGGGCGAGATGCTTGACAAACATGAAAGTTTGCCAAATGGCATTGTCTTTAAGCCGAAGCCTGAGTATATTGTGGAGCAAAAGCTTGCAGCCAAGAACAAGCCAAGCAAGTATAAGAATGCTGCGACAGGTCTTAGAATTGGCAAGAAAGGGAGACAAAAGATTCGAGAAGAAGAAGTTAAATCAGGAGAGGAAGATGATACCTATCCTCCTTTCATTGATGAATTTGGTATTCCGTGGAGTTCGGGAGATTTAGCTGTGCGAGCTGCCGCTTATCTTGATAGCAGCGCTGAAATGGTCTACGTTAAAACGTCTTCGATGCGAGAGCAGACAGAGAAGTTCAAGAAGGTCATTGGAGATGCCGCTCTGGAAGTAATGTCTAGGATTAAGGATAATCCTTTAAAATCTTTAGGCATCGTGGCAGCTTGTGCAACAACTATAGCCCTTTGTGTTAAGGCATTCACTATGGTGACGGAGTCAAGACACGAGCCTCAGATGCGCACGAAATACAATTCCGATCATGCGCGACGAAGACCTGAGATAGCACATAGGAGGAGATATGCTCCTTTGGTTAGGCATAATCTTGATTCTGAAACTGACAAAGGAGTCATTAACAAGATCTCCGCTAATTGTGGCTATTTGGATCGTGCAGGAGGAAGAGTTGGCTGTTTTTTTGTGAAAGGCAATGTCTTTAGGACTGTTACTCATTTCTTTAGAACCAGCGCTACCGCTGATAGATGGCTTCCTGATGGAACGCCCTTCAGCGTTTTTGCAAGGGAAGGCGATGAAATGGTCGAATATAAGATGTCTTTTAACATGGAGTTTGTTCTTCCCTATGAAGATGAGAATGGACTTATTGCTGATTGGCTTTATTACAATTGTGGCACAAGAGTACCTCCTAAGAAAAATATGGTTGGCTTCCATGTTAGCGAGAAGATGTTTACACATAGGAGAGATTTTCGATCCGTGTTGATGGTTAGGACGGATAGTGTATCGAGAGGCACTACGGCAGTTGTCAGATGCATCGCGAATACGCCCGCTGTTCAGTATTCGAGCATAGATGGTTCAAAAAGACCTGATGTTTACATACCGACAGCCATTATGTCAAATTACGATTGCGATCATGGCGATTGTGGTTATCCGATAGTAGGAAAGGTCGATGGGCAGTACAAGATATTGTCCTTGCATGTGGGTGTAAGGTCGAAACCTTTAGGTTCTGAATCAACATCTGCCGTTGTGACCATGTCGGAAGTTAACACTTGCTTAGATATGCTTTCGCAAGGTTTCCCGATAATATTGCAAAGCAAGCTGACTGATGTTACACCCTCTAAGCCGGCAGTCGAGTTGAACGACTCGTATACATACTGCGGGAAGTTAGATTGGGCACCCAAAGGCATTTCTTCAAAAACTAAGTACAAGAAATCTCTTATCAATTCTAGCATTGACAAGAAAATCATCTTTGAACCGAGTATAATGGGTGATTCAGAGGACGTTCGCACTTCCAAGACACCTCGTGAAGTTCTTGCTGATATTGCCAATCGCGCTGATTCTACGCTAGAGGTTATGCCAAAGAAACTTGTCATGCTCGCTGGTGATGCGCTCTTTGAGAGCATTATAACCAGGATACCTGTTGACGAGACCACTCGTATACATACATTGAGTCTTGATGAAGCTTTGAATGGTGATGGACGTTTCGTTGACAGATACCCTACAGCAGGATCACCTGGGATACCTTCCACATTGAAGAGGAAGCATGGTGTTACTGGAAAACATGGAATCATGGACCAGGATAGAGATGGTAGATGGCATATTTCTGATCCCGAATGTGCTGCGAGGATTGAACATTTGCATAAGTCCTTCAGCGAGGGTGTTGTTGAGCCATATTTCAACCAATTTTGCATTAAGGATGAAACCTTGAAGTGCAATGAACTTGGAGTCGTGAAGAAAACGAGGGGCATCAAATGTGCCCCCATTGAATCGAATCTTTGCGGAAAGCGGTATTTTGGAGGCATGGTGTGTCTTTTTAAGCAATTTTTCCATTGCATACCATTTAAGTGTGGTATGAATGTCTTTTCAAGTGATTGGGATGACTTCATAAAGTGGCATCTGGAAGTTGGAGATGTGGGCTTTGATGGAGACATCGGAGGACAGGAAAACATCATTAAAGGAGAGATCTATGATGAGCTTTATCGCTTCACGAACAGAATATATGCCCATTATGGTGAGACTCCTACTGAAGAGGAGAAGAGACAGCGAGCGAGCTATTTGGCTAGTCTTTGCCATTATTATATGGTCATAGGACCTGATCTCTTCCGCGCGAAGTTTGGAAACCCCAGTGGCAATTGGTTGACGGCTTTTATCTGCTCTTTTACTAGTGGGATATTGTTGGGAGTGGCATACTTTGGGCTTGCAATGAAACATGATCCGATGAAGGCCAATGTGCACTATTTTTTGTCACTTGTGCGTATGTCACTTTCCGGTGATGACAATTTCGTTTCACGTTCGTCATTGTTGGATTGGTTTACTGGAGCTAATGTTTCTCGGCATCTTAAAGACAATTACGGTTATATGTATACTGATGCTAAGAAAGCTTTGACTTTTCCTCCTGATCGAGATGTCATCATGCTGAATTTTCTCGCGTGCAACACGAGACTCAGTGATGAGTATGCAGGCATAACGTACATGGCTTGTATAGATGACGGCCCTCTTGAGAAGTGTGTTCAGTACGTATCTAAGAAGGCTGCGAATGGTGATGAATACATTGCCATAGTTGACAATGCCAATACTGCTTTAGATCTTGTGTGGACATCGGGCAAAAAGAGGTTTGATGAGTATAGACAAAAGTATTTACGTGCTTTCGTTGATACTCCTGACTGCAACGTGCCTGTTTTGCATGATTTTAATTTTTGTGAGCAACGGTTCTTAGAGAAAGAGTTGTTATCGGAGAATTATTTTGGAGATGATTACCTGTTTCTACCCCATATGCTCAAGGCGCCGGAGCAGGTTAACCCTGAGTTTCAAGATGCGCAGGTAAATGTTGTTGCAGGTCCTACGACCAGCACAGATACGCAGGTCACTTACAATTGTACAGAAAGGACCGTTCTAGAACCAGCTAAAAGGTTCTCGTCTATGTACGATTGTCCTGAAGTTAAATCTCCAGTACCGTCGTATGTTGAGAGCGTCTCGTCTGCTTTTTTAACAAGGCAAACTGTATCAGGTGATTTTCGCCCAATGGCGGGACCTTTGGCATGGTTCGCTGGTCCCTTTGCCGCATGGAGCGGAGATTTGAGATTTGGATTCAAGTGTTCGAGTGAGTTACTCATTAGAACAGACGCCACTGAGAGGCTTGCTAATGCTGTTGCGCCACCAAAGTTGATTGCAAATGACATCAGTAGCATGTGTCCATTTGATTATACTAGTCCTGATCATCCTTGGGCTTTGGTACAAATTCCCTCAACAATTCCGTACAAATTCAATATCCTTCCGAAGATAACCGGTGAGGAGAAATATAGACAGACTACTTCAGCTTCATTTCTTGTTGACACTGCATCTGGTGTCGACAGGTCGAGGCTGACAATTCTTGCTTCTGCTGGTGACAACTATTCGACGCATTTTCTTTTTATGGTTCCATCCATTAACATTGCTCGTAAGTTTTACGCCCATAACAGAAATTACCAAGACGCGTTGCCTGAGTATTTGAGTCTCAAAAATACACCTGGTGCACCTCCTTTTCCTTTTACTCAGGCTTCTGTGATAATTAATTATAAGGATCAGGGCACAGTCGACAGTGATGGCAGTGTTATCACTGCTATTAATTACAGGACTGAAGTTTTTGGTGATACGGAACTTATTGCACTTGGAGTTGTGGCAACCGCTCCCGTTAATAGGCGCTATGACCCAGGCGCTGTCAGGGAAGTGGAGTGCGACATGAAAAATTGTGTTGCGAGGAGTATGGATATAGAGGTCCAGCCTGGAGGTGTGAGTTCTGGAGCCAATGGTTTTAACTTAGATCCGACTGTGGCGGTAGTCAGAGGAACGAGTTATGTCGATCCTCCTGTTGAGATGGCTTCTGGTTGGTATTTGACATACCAGGCATACGACAACCCCTTAGTTAGGGTGCTTTTGAACGGCACTGGCATTCCAGCGTCTGAGATTGTCATACCTACTGCACAATCCGGGTTTGAGCATTCACCTGCTGAGTCATACATTGTACCGGCTGTTAATTCTGCCGTCGGATTTCTTGGAGGTGATTATATATTGTGGGATAGTACGCCCACATACCCGAAGGCATTTTATGCTACACCGATTCTTCCTTTTAAAGATGAGGAAGAGTCGAAGGATGGTTATTCGTTTATCAGGCACATGTCTTCGAATGATCATGGTATTGGTTTTACCAATGTTGTAGATGCTCCCATTGTTACTACGGATCGTAAACCCCAGGTTGCTCGGAAGCAGATGGGTGAAGAGAAGTATAGTTTCGACAGCTTTGTGGACAGATACCAACTTATTAGAAGCTTTCAGTGGGATGATACTCAAGTTCAGGGAACAGTCCTTGATTCGAGAAGCGTCCCGTATCAATGCATCGGATCGACGACCAAGGCCGCATTCAACAAGTTTTGTTATTGGAGCGGCGATGTTGAGATTAAGGTTCAAGTTCAGTCAACTGCATTTGTTTGTGGAAAATTGATAATAGTATTTGCTCCTTTTTGCGATCCTGCTAGAGCTTCCTATCTACAATTGCCGTCGCTCATTTCGATGAGTGCAGCACCTAATGTTACGGTTATGGCTGGTAATACGACAGAGGTGACTATGATGATTCCTTATGCTCATTATAAGAATTATTTGAATACAGACGGTGAGGCAGGTGATCCCTTCTCTCTGCTTGGCACAGTTTCTGTTGTCGTTTTCAACAAGTTGCGTGTGGCTGCTGGTGGTACAGATTATTGTACAGTCAATGTTTATTCGCGCTTTAGGAATAGCAACTTCCAGATGTTGAGACCGCCTCCGATTGACGGTAATGTTCCAGTACATTCCTTCATCATGCATGGTGCCGCCATGTCGATGGCTAAGAATGTTAGCGGCGTAGTAGACGACGTAACCGATGCGGTATCGAGAGTAGGAGCTGTTGCTGAGTATGCACTTGATGCACCAAATGTAGGAGTCAATTATACTCCTGTTTTTAACAGAGCTGCGCCTATGTTAAATCATTCGACGAATGTGCATTATTTGAACGTTATGGACATGCATCCCGGTCAGCAATCCCTCGCCGATGTGAGAGACGTGGCTTCGAGCATACCAGAGTGCACATTGAGTTATCTCTTGACGAAACCCACGTTTCTGAATACTTTCAGCATCAAGGATTCAGATATTGAGGGCGAGGTTTACATGGTTTTGCCTATGACTCCAACCATGAAATTGTTTAACGCACCACTTTCATCTTTAGTTGACGAGACCCTCATGGGTTATGTGGCTGCTCCTTTTAAATATTGGAGAGGCGGTTTCAAGCTCAACATTGAAGTAGTGGCGACCTCAGTTCATACTGCAAGGCTTGTAGTTGCGACACATTATGGAGGAGCTTCAAGTAGCGTCAGCATGGACAATATCATGGCTCAAAATGCTGAGATTCTTGAAATTGGTGCCGGACAGAATACTTTTGAGGTAATTCTGCCTTGGCGAGCCCCAACCCAGTGGCTTGAGACCCCGGCAGGTCCGCCAGTGCCTACGAATCCGTTTGAGGTCAGTTCCTCAGCTAGGTATTCGATGGGCGAAGTATCAATACGTTTGCTTACTCGCCTCCAAACTATGCCTAGTGTTTCTCCCGAGATTGATTGCAATGTGTATGTTTCAATGACTGACGATGCAGAGCTTTCATACATCGGTATGAACACGGCGGATCTGGTCCCAGTTTTCGTTCCCAATTCACAGATCATTCCATGATTAATTTTGAATTTGTTAGTCTAGTTTATATTTATTTTGTTGTGTATATATAATATATAGTATAAAGGTTTGTCCTATTTATAGGTTCCCTTCTCAATGAGTAAATTTGAAATTTGACTTTCTACAAAAGCGACTATAACCCTGTACGATCGGCCTTTCGGCTATGGGATGTTGTTTGTATAATCTGTAAACGTGC